GAAAAAACATATTCTATTTTATTCTATAAGGACGTGTCCTACTTAAAGGATCTCTCCTTAATTATCTTGTGCGAGCTTCGCGAAGTAACTCATCGTATCATCAGCACTTTCTGCAGATTCAGGTTCCGGAGCTTCAACAAAATTTGTTGTAACTGCAGGTGCCGAAGGCATTTCAGTTGCTTCCATACTAACTCCAGCGGATACACCAAGTACTCTATTCATTTTAGCTTTAAGCTCATCATATGATTTATAGTTACTTGGATTAGTAAACTCTTCAAGTGAATGGAGTTTTCCATACAGCTCTTCAAGTCTCGCATCATCACCACCTAAAACAGGAGATGTAGCAGCAAAATCAGACTTATCGTAATTAGTCCAACCTTCTACTTTGCGAATCTTAATCCTAAAGTCAGCACCTTCCCAAAAATCAAAGGGATTTACTGGATTTTCGTCAGCGAATTGAGGTTGCATAATATCCATCACTTTATCAAAGATCTTCTTACCGAACTTATAAAGGAAAACTTTTCCTTCATTTTGTGGGTTAGCAGAATCAGAGATAACCATAATGTTAGACACATGGTGTAACCTTCTCTTTCTCTCACGAGCCAATTGCTTATCTTCATCACGACCAGTATTCCATAATTCTGAATTCATTTCTGAAACAGGATCTGGTTGGTTGATAGAAGTAAGCGAGTTTTCGATATACCATAGACCATTCGGGCCTTTAAAGCCATGATCCCAATATCGAACCCAAGGTAAATCCTCACCTTCCTTTGCAGGAAGAAATCTAATAACAGCATAACCATTACCAGCTTTATCTTGAGTGGGTTTCCAGAAACGATCGTCAGCGTATGACTTGGTTTCTGCTTTTGTGGAAACAGCTTCAGCTGCTTGTACGAGTTTGTCGATAGACGAGCCTCGTGTGCTCTTTAAGTTTGCAAAAGACATATTATTCTCCGTTGTATTGCGTTGTATTTACAGTGTATTTCACTCATATTCATAATATACGTTTTCTCATAATCCTGACAAGCTTATCGCGGTCAAAGTTAATGAAGGGGGTGTATTTCGTGATCTTTCGTACTACATTCGGCCACATAATGGTCTCAGTAATGTTTGCTGATTCACGATCTACAAACCCAAATATGGCATTCAGAATACATACTGTTTCCAGTGTAATGTCTCCTTCGAGCCACATCTTGATAATCAATGGATGCTGAGCACGTTTACTTTCAAAAAATTGATTGAAATTATGTGTCTCGTTATCTATTAGATCACCAATAGTATTTATATCAGTTTCAAAGGTTCTTGAAATACTTTCATGAGTTTTTTTCATACTCAAAAAGTTTCTTTCACCGTCTTCATTAATCATATCACCAACGTAGTTCACGTCGTTTATAAAATTTGATACAAAATACATTTTTAATTCTTTACCATGATGTTTGGCCAACTTAGCAAAGAAAAACTTATCCTTCCGTTTGAAAAAAGAGTTTGCAGATACATTAGATTTAAAATTGTATTTAACTGCATCATACTCATCTCTCTCAAAATGAAGTTTTAAGGCATTATATAGTTTATAAGATTCAAATGGATCCATTATATTGGTAATTTGTTTCCTCTCTTAACCTTAATTAAATTGTTATTAGTAGCTTCCGCTTCTATTTTTTGTTTTAGAGAAGGAGATAATAGCTTTTTGATATTAGCATAATCCATTCCTCTTGTTTCGATAATGTGTGACATAGCGTCTAAGTAAGACATCTGACCAGCAGAAACAAGTTCTTCAACTGCGATATTGAATCGTTTCTTAGTCATGATTTTATGTTCTAATACATCAGTCATTTTTTATCTGTGCCAACACATTTTCAGGTGTTGAAATTTCATATGGATCTTGATCATGATTATCTGTCATTCCATCTTCGACAAACTTATCAGTCACAATACCATCTGTAATTATTGCTGCGTATCTCCACGATCTTTGGCCAAAACCAAGGTTCGATTTAGATACTAACATTCCCATCCATGCGGCAAACTCGCCATTACCATCTGATAGGTATTTTACATTTTTAATGTTTTGTGATTCAAACCAAGATTTCATAACAAATCCATCATTAACTGATGTACAATATATTTCATCGATGTTTGAGTTGATAAATTGATCATACATTTCATCATATGTTGGAAGTTGTTTAGTACTACATGTAGGTGTGAATGCTCCTGGCAAACCAAATACAAGTACTGTTTTTCCACCGAAGACTTCCTCTCCAGTTAGTGTTCCGTCAGGAACATTGTTAAAGTTTATATGTTTCATTTATTAGATACTCTCACTAAGATACAGTCTTTGTTAATTCTTCCATTGGGTACACCGATCTTAGTGGTGAATGTGTCCCATAGGTTGTCGATTTGACGTTCAGTTTTACTCATAATTTGAGGTAAAATATCTTGAGGTTTTCTAAGTGTTGTAATTTTAGAATGTTCCTCATTCCAATTATACAGTGTAGATCCTCTCACTTCGAATCCTTTAGCTGCATCTGATATATACATTGTTAATTTCTTTGTTTTAACATTATATACAAACAACCTATTATTCGTTGGAATCATTACTGGATTAATTGAAATTAGTTTAGCATCTATATCTTCAGTAAGATAATTTAGTTTTTCAACTTGTTTATCAGATGCTTTAATCTTTTTCGCACGAGGTAATCGAGTTTGTTTAGCACTCATCTTTAATCGTTCGAGATCTGAAAATACTCCATCCATAAGTTTGAGCATTTTCAATTGATTGGGTCCTGTTATATGAGAATAAGCTTCTACAGCTTGATCACATGTTCCATTAACAGAATCAGATACAACTTCGTATTCACCTCTTACGAAGTCTCCGAATATTGTTATAGCTTGTCCTTTTAATTGGTATCTATTAAACAATTCATATACGTCAATAGATCTTTTAAAATCACCTTCAATCCAACCATCAATTATCCAATCCCAATCTTCATAGATTGTATCGTATACTTTATTCTTAATTCGTGTTTGAATAGAGATAGGTGGTGGTGTATTTTTCTTTATAGCTTGAGCTTCTTCAGCAATTGTTTTTGCTAATTCAAGCTTTTCTAAAACTGCAACTCTGACTCTTTCTTTATATTCTTTAGGTTGTACTAATCCTCTATAATGAAGTTTACATATCATTTTAACTTGATCGTTTAACTGATAATCTGCCAACTTTTTAAGTGATTGTACTTCTTGTTTTGAATGTCCAAGTACTTCTTCTACGTATTTTAAAATATCTGATTGATACTCTTTTGGTGCATAGAAATAGTTATACCAATTTGCTGCTCTTGCCCATACGGATTGATATCTTTCTACAGTGATTTTTTCACCATGAAAATCAGGTTCTGGACCCATATGAATATCTTCGATACTCCTACGGTTACCGCGCATTTTTATTCTTTTCTTTTCTGTAGCTGTTGCCATAAATTAATCCTTATCTTTGTACTAGGGTATATTATACCACATTTTCCTTATTAAGTACATGCTTATTGTAATCAAATTTAATATTATCGATGTTTTTATTTACAAAATCTCTTTTAACTACATCAATTATGTCGAAATCAATAATATCTCCTTCGGATAAATGGTTAAAACGTTTTTCCCAATTCCAAAATATATAATTATCGAATTGTTGTCTTTGTGTATATAATCCTATGTGTACTAATCCAGTTTTTGGTAAGTATTTAAATTCACATCTACCATAATCAGGATGAGTTGTATCATACGAATAACCGTAAAATCTTTCGTGTAATGATAACGTTGGAATTACTTTTCCAAGATACCATTCGGGCCATTCAAAATCTGCTCTGAATGTTGTATTTTCGCCTTTTAAATCATCAGCTAACTTATCTCTGTGCTGAATAAATTCTTTGGTTACTGTTGTTTGTTTATATGTGTAATTATTTTTTTTGTAAATCATAATATAAAGATGACCCACATGATACCATTGATAAGGAGTGTTTCGCATTGCGCGAAAAATTGTATCATGCGGGTCAAAACCTATTTTCCTATGTGTTTAACATCTGACTGAGGGATTACTTGATAAGCACCTTTATTGTATGCTGGTGCAACAGTAAATTTCTTACTTTCTTCAAGCTTCCAAGAGTCATCATGTCTCGTTATGTCTATTTTTCTGTCTGGTACGTAACTTGGGTACTTCTTATAGGCATCTAATCGCGCCTGGTGTGCATCTAACTCACGTTGCGTTGGTGTATATACGCTAAGTTTATCAGGGGTGCGCTTCTTTGTTTTATACGCATTAGTTTTACGTTTTCTACCACATGGAGAGTATCTCATACCACCACTATAAAAATTTGTCATACCCATTATGCTTTTCTCCTATATTCATCAAGTAAATCTTGTCCTTTTAGTCTTTTACCAAACCAAACTACTTCTCCACTTGATCTTATTTCACGTTTGATTAATCCGCTATTAAAACACGTATCTAATACAGAACCATCTTCTCTACCTTCAGCATATGCCATAGAATCTAAACTATGTGCATGGATAGCAGAAACTCCTTTTGCCCAATCTTCAGCTGCAAACATTGCCTTTTGATTTTCTACTTGCTCAGTGTATTGTGTCATCCCCTTTCTCCTGCTCATTAACTCGAGCCTTTTCTGCGAACACTAATCTTTCAATCATATTGTTCCACATTAATTTAAAATCTTTATTTTGTGCTCTATCTGCAGCTCGTTGTAATGATCTAATTCTTCGTGCAAATGTTTCAATTCCTTCAGTAACCATTAAAAGTCACCTTCAGCTACTTGAACACATACAAGACCATTTCGTCTCCACATGTCAACAACTTTGTTTCTGTCGTCAAACACAAGATCAGGTTTCCAATCTTGAGCGATAAGAGCATCAAGAACATCTTGCTTGAATACCTCATCAGGTCTAAAATCATCATCACCTCTAAGAAAACAATGTCCAAACTTTACACCACAATCAGTGATTTGCTTTTCAGTAAGAGCTCTTTGGTTTTCGTTTCTTGCAGAACAAATCACGAGCTCATGACCTACGTCAGACATCTCTCTTGCGATTTGCATGATTGGGAAATTAGGAACATCATGTTCCATAGCAGCATTAAATGCTTTCCAATCATTATTTCCATTTTGAAGATGGTGACGTCTATGTTCTATATCCATCAGAGTTCCATCAACATCAAATATTACTTTCATATTAACTCCAGTTATCGTTATTCTTCATTTCTGTATAAGCGTCCATAATACTAGAACCTTCGAGGAATCTAGCGGTATCCTTATCGCTGTAATACATATTTTCTTGAGAAAAACATTCAAGACTTGAAGGTGCTTGTGTACCTGCTTTTTTAACCGACTTAGTCAGTTTTTGGTGTGCTTTGATTACTGCTTTGCGCTCATCAAGTGCACGTATAGTGTCCTTAAAAGATTTGGCTTCTGCAGCTTTTCTTTCTGCGATTTGTTTTATCATTTTCAATCTATCTGTCATAATATACTCTTTTTTATTAATTTATATGGGTATTATACCATAGTTGTACACAGTTGTACATGTTTATTTTCACTTTTTTTACTACTGTGACATATTTGTCATATATCTTTCTACAGGTTTAAGCTCTATAAATTTCCTACGAGACTTCGAAAACGTCTTCATAGGTTTGTTGAATTCTTTGTATATCTTAGTTGATGTAGAACGAAAGCCAACGCAGTGTCCTTGGGAATCTAAGATATATGTATGATTTGGTACTGAGTAACCTAAATCGTCCCATTTTGTTATTTCTTTGAATGCTCTTAATGTCATAGTTCTGATATTTCTTTTAAGATTTCTTGAAGTCTTGTATCTGTTAAATGTCCAATAACGTCTTGAGTTACCGGTG